GTTAAAAACCATGAAAGGGAGCATGGAATGGCTTCAAGAAGAACTTTCAAAATTAAAATGGACAGCAGGAGAAGGCGGAAGTGCGGATTTTGATATAGCTTTAAATAAATATTCTTCTAAATTATATGAAAGTTTTGGAAACGACCAAGCAAATTACATAAGCACCGAAACTCAAAACTTAGCAATTACAGGAATTCAAGCTGAAATAAACATGGAAATTAGAAATTTAATGGGAACAAAAAACCCTAATGAATCTAAAGAAGAAAGAAATTCTAGAATAGTTTTTGGAATAAAACAAATAGTTGAAGAAATTGGAGATCAATATGTGGGGCCTTGGGAAGGATCTATAAGCAGAAAAAGTGCAAACAGAATTATAGGGAATACTTTAATTGATGGCATGATAAACAACGCACCAGCAGCCCCTTTTATTAAACAGGCCTTTGAGTTAGCAGAAATAGGGCCAGCAAACCAAAAAGGAAAAAGACCAAGACTTGCAGATGAACCCTCTATTGTTAATGCTTACGCAGATTCAATACCTCAAATAGAAAGAAATATAACTTTTACAGATACTAGAACTCAAGCTCAACAAACAACATTGACTGGGAGAGCTTTAGATGAGTCTGTACAATCAACTATAGTAAATAGCCCAAACCTTGTAGGAGTAGACCCTACGTCTGTACTTACAAATTCTGATGATATTTTAGGATCGGCAGTTAAGCGACTTAGAGATGTTATTCCAAATTTTGACGAAGACTATGAACTAATTAGAAGTCCTAAAGGTGAAGAAGGAGTCTATGTTTTACGGAACAAACAATTATGGTCTCAAGGCAAACCCGGTTCAGATTACACTTTAAATTTAAAAAATGTTCAAAAGTCTATAAATTTAACGATGTATAAAAACAAATTTAACCAGTTAATGCAAGAAGAAGATATGACTGAAGCTAACGCTATGGCTATGGCTGCTGCCGAGCTTAATTTTATTCCAGACGAAACATCTACAATGCTTAAAGAATACGGGAATCCTAGCTCTTGGGTTCAAGATGCTGAAGAAATTCGCAAAGGAATTGCAGACCAAGTAGGTGCAGAAGTTCCAACTACACACGAACAAAAATTTGTACAAGCATTTGAAACTTATTTGGCTTTTGTAGAAGTAGATAAAGATCAACTTTTATCAAAAGTAGTAGGATCAGAAAATTTAGAAATATATAGACAAGCAGAATATCTTCAAAAATACAAAGGTGCAGCAGATGGCAGCGAAGTGTACCGAGCTGTTGTTGGGGCTTTAGCAAGGGCTGGGGACCAAGTATCAGTTAAAAATATATCTGAGGAACTAGATCGTCAATACCCTGAAGAAGCCCATGAATTAGGAGTAGACGCACGGCAATACAATATGGTAAAAAAATTCACTTTAAACAATATGTTTTTTGGGCAGACAAATGTTAAAGAAGCTGTAAAAGATGCTATTCAATTTGTAAAAACAAATAGCATAGTAATTGACGGTGAATTTATTTTAAGACACGACCTAGGAAACTTTGGTTCGTATTCTAATCAAGACAAACTTCAGTATGCTAAAAGACTTATTGAATTTTCGGCAGATCAAATAAGTAAAGGAATAATGCCTGAAAAATTAGATTTGTCTGTAGAACAAAATAGAGAACTGTACGAAAGACTCCAAACATTAGTTGCAAACAATAAATTAATTGGCGATGACATTATGAAAGTTAAATTCAGTCACAGCCCCGGAAGCGACGGACAGCAATGGGATTTAATGGTAAACAACTATATTAGAGAGTCTTTGAGTTACGAAGAAATATCAATGCTATATAGAGAATCAATGCCAGACTCTTGGGGCAAACCTCTGTACTACGATGACTTATCGGCAGTTTCAGGAGTGGACTTAGAAGATGCAATGAGAGCAGGACAAATTAGTCGTGCCGCTATGACTGAACAAGAAAAAATAAGACAAAGAGCTTTAAAACAACAAGAAGAAACAGGAGTTGCTCCTGAAGGTCTTTATCAAAGAGCAGATACTTATTACTTTGACACAGGACGAGCAGGAGCTAGGAAATAATGTTAAATAATACGTTTGGATATAACGCAGAAAATGCAACAACTATACAAGACCCTCAACTCCCGTCTCAAAATAAAACCTTAAAAAATGTAAACTTTGGCATGGTTCCTTTAGGAATGTTTAATCGAATAGACAATCCTCAATACCGTACATCTAGAGAATTATCTTTAATGTACCAACCTTACCAAAGAGATTTAGGATTTGTTGGAAAACTTGGAACTTCTTTAAAGTATGCAACTGTAACTGGAGAAGCTATTCGTGATTTAGCAACTTTTGATACATTTAGAAATGATCCAAATTTTATGGTTTCTGATGATCTTTTAACAAACTATGCTTCGGATCTTCCAGAAGAAACTCAAGAAAGATTAAAAAGTTCTGGCTCTCTTATGGAGTTTTTACACGAAACTGACGATGCTAGATTAGGTTTAAAAAGGATGGAGGAACTATTTAAAGGAGGAGCCTTAGATAAAGTTGGAGGTTTTTTAGCTTTAATGGGATCTCAAATTCCTGAATACATGGCAATTATGTACGGATTAGGAGCGGCTGGACTGTTTGCAACTGCGTCAGCTTCAACAATAGCTCAAGCACCTGCGGCTGCTTTAAGAAGTCAAAGGTTAATTGCTATAAGCAATGCTTTAAAAGTTACTGGAGCTGAAATTCCTTTTGAAATTTTAAGGTATAACTTAGATAAAACTTTAACTCCAAATGATGTAGTTTTAGCTCTTGGCATGTCTGCCGGAATAGGATCTTTAGGATCTGCTATAAAGCCTAAATGGTTTGACCCCGCATACGGCAAAATGTTACGCCAAGTTGAAGCAGAAGAAAAAGCAGAACTTTTACGAGCAGCCCGTAGAGAAAAAGCTGCCGACTACGAAGCAGGGCCTAAATTAAGAGCAGTAAGCGATGATGAAATATTAACAGAACTTGATGGGCTTAGTAGAAAAGAATTACGAGCTGAAGCTAAACGGCTAGGCATAAAAAGAAATAAAAAACAAACTGATGACGAACTTCGTTTTGAAATTGCTGTAAAAAGAAGAGAAGAAACCCCGGGTGTTGAAGCATTTTCTAAACAGACTGAAAGAAATTTATCTAAACTAGATGGCAGACAACTCATAATATTAGCTAGAAAATTAAATATTTCTATAGGATTAGACCCTAAACCTATGGTGCTTCGTCGTTTAATATCAGAAAAATTAATTAAAGATTTTAACCAAGGACATACAGTTGTAAAAGAAGGTTTTAAAATAACCGGAGCTGAAAACAAACTTATATCTCGTTCTAAAAAAATGAAACAAATTTTAGGAATTGACATTGAATTTGATGGAGATATAGACAAAGCTCTTTGGAGTATTTTGACTACTAAATCTTTAAAATCTAAAAAAGCATTAATTGACAGATTAAAAAAAGAAGGAATAGAAGACCCTGAAAAAGTATCCGCAGAATTGCAAGAAGCTGCTATTAACGGTATTAACAAAGCAAAAAAATCTAAAAAAACTTCTTACAAAATAAATGCAAGTAAGTTAATTAAACTGTCTAAAGGAAGAAAAAAGACCAAACCTTTAAAACCTACGTTTATAGATACTGACATTTTAAATCCAAAAGTATCAAAAAGATCAAAAGACGTAGATCCACATCCTATAGCAAATGCTCGAAACGAACGAATAGACCATGCAGACGGGACTGTGGATGTAAACCCAGAAATACCTTTTAAGAAATCTGACGGTTTAATTGACTTAGACCCTAAAGATATTGGAGCAGAAGCAACCGCTAATGCTGGGTTAATTCCTAGAACAGCTCACGGTCATGGTAAAGGTTTCAGAGAAACTGTTGCTAGGTATATTGAAGGAGCGTCTGCACTTCCTATTCCTGTTTTAGGAAAATGGCTACACACTTTGACTACTCCTTTAGCTACTCGACTTCTTTCTAGTGAATCTCTTTTAATACGTGAGTTTACCTCTGCATTTATGGAAAGTCCTAGAGGAAGTGGCTATAACGCACAAACAGTAGTGAGACAAAATACTCAAAGAGTTACAGCAGAGCTTAGAAGTGGACTTATGGCCGCAGATATTCAAGCTCAAAAACTAGGGTACAGATTAGATTTAAAAGATCCTAGAGCAAACAGAAGAATTATTAGAGCTTTAACTAGAGAAGACAAATCTGGGCTAGACGCAGCTGAACAATTAGCAGTAGAAGCAATCCAAAATTTTCATACTAAACTTTTAAACCACGCTAAAAAATACGGACTTCTTGCTGATGAAATTCCTGATGCTGCAACTTATTTTCATAGAGTTTACAAACCTACTACTTTTGCTAAAAAAATAGAAACATTTGGAAAAGCAAAAGTTATTGAGTTTTTTGCTACTGCTATTAGAAAAGCTAATTTAACTACAGGAGGAGAAGCTGCAAAAATAGCCGACAAAAAAGCATTAGAAGCAGCTAAAAGAATTGTCAGTTTTGGAGAAGATCCCGAAGCTCACAGAGGTTACAAACAGACTAAAAAATTCTTAGAAAATGCTAAAGATGATTTAACAGAAAAAGCAAAAGATTTAGGATTTACTAAAGACGATATTTCTGACATTCTTGATTTAGTAACAGACCACGTAAGCGAGCCTCACTTAGGAATGGCTAAAAGAAGAATTTTATTAGATGAAAATTATGAAGCTGAAATAGACGGCGTAATGGTACACATAGATGAGTTTTTCAACAGAAACATTCAATCTATAACAGGCCAATATGCACATAAAGTGTTAGGAGCTGTTGAAGTTAGAAAAAGTCTTAGAGCCGTATTTGGAGAAGGAAAAGAAAATATGTCATTTGATGACGTGTTTAGCAGACTTCAAAAAGCAGCACGACAAGCCGGAGAAGATGAAGAGTATGTAACAGAAGCTGCTAAAATGGCTTTAAGAAGTTTAAGTGGAATTCCTTTGTGGGATGTAGATCCTAAGAATTTAAGAATGATTATTGGCATTCAATCGTTTGCTCAGTCAACTATTGGGCAGTATTTAGGATTAGCACAGCTTCCTGAAATTGCTAACGTAATGATGAGGTCGTCTTTAACTTCTTCTATTCAGGCATTTCCTTCTATGGGCGAACTTGCTGAAACATTTTTAATGGGCATCCGAAAAGAAAAAGGACTTAGAGGAGTTGATGGCCGTCTTAATGACAAAGTAGCAGCTGAACTTGAAACTTTTATAGGAGCAGGAACTGAGTACCACGCTGGAGAACATTTTCTTAGACGAATAGACGATATGGCAAGCGATCCTGAGCTTCCTGCAACAGGAACTTGGGGAGCAATTAGCAGGTACAACGAATTAGGACGAGAAGTATCTATGTTAAATCCTTTAGGAATTATGCCAATGGATACATTTCTTAGACGCTGGGCGGCAAAAGCTCACTTTCAAAACTTTGTGAATAAAGCCTACTCAATTAAAAACGGAAAAGGAGTAGTAGAAGACACGTGGTGGAGAAGAAGTCGAACACGATTCCAAGAACTTGGATTAAGAGACGAGGAAATTGAAAGAGTTATCAAGGCTTTAACTGACCCTGATGTTGTTAAAGTACGAGCAGGGCATCTAGGTGACTATAAGGTAATAGACATTGATTTTACGAAGGTAAAAGACCAAGATGCGTATGACCGATTAGCTCTTGCAATTAGAAGAGGAGTGGACAATTCAGTTCAAAGGCAGTCTTTAGGAGAACTTCCTTTATGGATGACTACAGGATTTGGGCCTGTTCAAGGGCCTGTAATGAAATTATTAATGCAATATCGCACATTTATGATGGGAAGCAAAGCTAAACAATTAGCCGCAGGAGTTGCAAGAGGGGATGTAGCAGAAGCAGTTAATGTTGTAGGATCCGCAGGACTGGGGTATCTCTCATATATGTTACTTACTTACGGACGCTCTCTCGCAGTAGATCCGTATGAAAGAGAAGCATGGCTGGCTGAAAGACTTTCTACTGAAGAAGCAATAAAATCAGCTATTATGAGGTCTAGTTACAGTACAGTATTCCCTATGCTTTTAGATACTGCATCAACAATGACACATGGAAAACCTTTGTTCAGTCCTTCAATGAGGACTACAGGATTAGGAATTAACCCAATAGAAGGCTCTGTAGTTTGGAGCCTGTTAAAAAATGCGGAATTTATGTTAAAAGAAATGGGAGGAGCCGCAACCGGAAATGACCCATTTTCAAAGAAAGACGCAAGAGATTTAATGAGACTTGCGTGGTTTACTAGAATTCCTGCTGTATCACAAGCCGCAGATTATTTAGTAAGTTCATCAGATTTACCAGCAACAGATCGTAGGAGATAAATAAATGGCTAACAGTTTTGTTGAAATTACCCCAACAGCGGGGCAGTCGGTTTACACGAATGTAAACTTAAAATTTCTCTCGCTCTCTGATCTTGGTGTAAAAGTTATTGATGCTAACGACGTTATTACTGAGTTGACTACTTCTCAGTTTACAGCGACAAATACTACGTCTTTAACAGTTACTATTACAGATGCCGCTGTTCACTCAGCAATAACCACAGGCCATACTGTTCGGATATTCCGAATTACCCCAGTAACCACGGCTGCTAAAACTTTTGCTGACGGAGCTGTATTAAAAGCCGACGATCTAAACGACCAAGTAAACCAACTACTCTTTGCAGCTCAAGAAATAGAAGACGGTAAATCTACGCTTCCTTTGGATGCCGATGACCGATACAACGCTAACAATAAGATTATTAAGAATGTTTTAGTGCCTACTGCAAACTCTACAATAGCAGTAGAAGATCACTTTGCAGCCAACATTGGCTATGTAAACGCAGCTCAATTATTTGGTACTGGAACTTCTACTCCGCAAGCGTGGAATTTTTCAGGATCTGACGATGCTGCAATAACAACTTATGCAAGCAATGACAACGCTGTATTTTCTTTAAACCACGGGACAGACAGGGTTACTCACCCAGTTCCTTTGAATACAGATGAAACTATGTTTCTTGTAGAAGTAAACGGAGTGTTGCAGCACCCAACAACTGACTACACTATTTCAGAATCTGGAGGGGTGTATTCATTAACTCTTATTGGATTCGGAGCAAACAATGCTTCAGGAAGTGGGACAGGATTAGGGCTTACTACGGATTCCACAGTTCGTTGCAGAAACTTTGGAGTGGCTAGAAACGTATTTACAAATGTAGACTCAGATGGAAACATTGGAATTGGAACTACATCTCCACAAGAATTACTTCACATACAAGAAGGAGATTCTTCAGCAACTGCAAGCGATGACGCAGATACTTTGTTTATAGAAAACAACGGAAATGCAGGAATAACTATTGCATCAGGAACTACAAGTAGCGGTGCTATTATGTTTGCTGACTCTGCGGATTCCGATGCAGGTGCAATTATTTATACCCATGCTTCTGACGCTACTGAAAACTTAGCATTCCGAGTAAACGCAGCTACACGAGCTACTATAGACAGCACAGGAAAACTAGGAATAGGCACAACAAGCCCCGCTAGACAAATTCATACTACAGAATCTGGAGACTCTATAATTCGAGTTGAAGGAGGAGCAAGTAATGCTGTAGGTGTTGAGTTTATAAATTCAGGCGGAGATGCAACTTCACTTTATAGTACAAGTGAAAACTTACAAATATTTACTAATGGTGCGGAAAGAATGCGTGTGCAATCTGACGGCGATGTAGGCATTGGATCAACCGCTCCTGCTGCGAAACTTCACATTACTACTGGAACTTCTGGAGTAAGTCCTCATACATTCGGTGATGAACTATTTATCGAAGGTTCTGGGGATTCTGGAATAACCATTGGAAGTGGCAACGGTGATGCAGGTTCAATTTACTTCGCAGACGATGGGTCAAATGCTAGTGGACTCATTTCATACAATCATGGTGTTAATAATTTAAATGTTGTAACAAATAATACTTTAAACTTTGTAGTCACAAACGCAGGGGTTGTACAAGCACAAAATAGTACTGGTAAATTCCTTGTGAACAATGGCGGTACTGCTTCCGATCCTACTTTTAGTTTTGTTGGCGATTCGAATACAGGAATGTTTCAACAATCATCTGATGTTCTTGCATTTGCATGTGGAGGCTCTACAACTTTAAGTGTTAGTGGTACAATTATTAATGCGAATGACCATAAGATTGAAAACGTAACAGATCCTACAGAAGATCAACATGCGGCGACTAAGAAATATGTGGATGACATTTCGTTTCCTATCGGATCGTTTGGTGCTGTAGCGTATTATACCCACGGCACAACAAATGTTTGGGAACTAGCGGTTCTTGACCCTGATTTAAATGATTTTACTTTTTCAGCTACAGGCGATAGGTTTGAAATGACTAATAATGCTACTTTTACTCATAATGGAAAAACATGGACTAGAGTACCTACTGGCGGTAGTGAATCACAACATTGGGCAAATTCAGTTCAAACTTATAATTATATAAGAACAGCGTAAAGGAAAAACAAATGGCAACAGGTTTACAAATATCTCAAATATCATTATCTGGACACGCGGCTAACACAGAGTCTTCAAAGTTTCTTGAAAGCCCTACTCTTTTTAGACAGTTTAGAATTACTTCAGATATAACTACAACTGCTGGGCAGTCGTTTATTGCAAGCAATTTAGAAGAAGTCGGAGGATATGGATTTAAAGGTGTTGGAACTATGTCTGCTGCTTCGGCGGCTACGGCAACCATAACTGTAAACGATCCGGGGCCAAACGCAGGTGACACTATTCTTATTACCTCAGCCGATGGAACTGGAAAAGTATACACAGGACATGCTGATACTACTACTCCAAGTAGTCGACAGTTTAGCGTAGCAGGTAGCAATACTGACATTGCTCAAGCCTTAAAAACATGCATTAACACATCTAGTGACGGACATGGTGGTCTAATTACCGCAAGTGGATCAAGTCATATTTTAACGCTTACACAAGATACTACTGGGACGGCGGGCAATAGAACTATAACAAACGCAGGTTCACCTTTAAGTAACACCGTTATTTCTTCTAGGTTTACTGGAGGTAGAGACGGTGGAGAAATGATTTTTCCGCAAACAGGAAAATACTTAGTGAGTTGTACTTCTAATATTGCAAGAGCGAGTGCTGATGTTACTAGTTTAGGTCTAAGTATATTACAAAGCAGTAACTTTGATAACTCAGGTGGTTCAGCTACCTATACACAAATAGCAGATACTTTTGGTTGTGTACATACGGATGCTCCTAGAATGATGCTTCATGCTTCAGTCGCAATGGACGTTACGGATGTTAGTGCTATAGTTGCTAGATTTAGATACGATACCAACGGTGCTGCTACGATAGTAGGTGATACTACGTTAAACAAAACATACTTCCAGTATTTAAGAGTAGGGAGTACCTAATGAACGAAGAGATATTAGTGGCTCTAGGTAGACTAGAGGGCAAAATGGATGCTTTGATAACTCGGCAATCTCTTGTAGATGAAGAGTTATCTAGACAAGAAAAACGTATTCGTACCCTAGAACAAAGTAAAAGTTGGGTACTCGGTGCTGCTGCGATGGTCGGAGCCGCCGTATCTCTTTTAGTTAAATATCTCAAAGTGGAGTAAAAATATGCAAGGTTACACATTTCATGCAGCAATCACAACTGATGCTATTAAAGGGGGAACTGGAAATACTGCTTACGAAGCATCAACAGTTAAACCCGACATGGGCATGCACATGCCTAGAACAGGTACTTGGGTAATAGATCAAACTGGAACTGGAGGTTCTGGATCTGTTGTCGAATTATATGGATCTTTAACAGGAGCCGATTGGAGTCTTGTTAAATCTTATACAACTGCCGCAAGTGCTGCGGAAACTAAAGCGTTTGTAGTGACTCTGTTCCCTCAAATGCGAGTCTCAGTAGACATTAACGGAACTACATTATCTAGCTTTTTAGGAGTTTAATATGCCTTTATGGAAACCGACTGATGTAAACGATGTTCATCTCTGGCTAAAATCAGAGGACATAACTGGGAGTACCTCGTGGACAGACAGCTCGGGTAAAGGAAACACCATGTCTCACACAGCTCCTCCAAGTGTGTCTGCTACTTTAAAGAACAGCAAAAAAATGGCTGCATTTAACGGGACTTCTCAGTATTTAAAATTAATTGACGGAGGAGTTCAGCCTACAGACGTAGGATCTGGAGAATTTTTTATAGGTATATTTGTTAAAATGCCTTCAAGTATTTCTTCTACTGTAAGTTTATTTGCAAAAGACGCAAACGCTAGTGAGTTTGATTTTAGGTTTAACGGATCAAGAGAACTTATTATGTCTATGGAAGGTGGAACTGGTAGTGCAGGAACTAATACGTCAGTTATAAAACACGAAACTGGAACAATCCCAAACGCTAGTCAGTATTATTTTCTTTTTGCAAAACGATCAGGAACAACCGTAACTGTAGGGCATAGTGATTCTGCAAATTCAAACAACACTACATCAGCTACAAACGATAATGATATAGACGCTGATGTTGAATGTTATCTAGGAGCAAGAGAAAGTACTGGAGGAGTTGTTGAAAAATTCTGGAACGGAGAAATTGGTGAAATATTTATTATTCACAACGATCCAACTGATACAGATCACGACGCATTTGAAGGATATTTTGCTTTTAAATTTGACCAAGATCGACTAGAAGCTGCACATCCTTACAAATTTGGCCCGCCAACTTCATGTCATTGTGTTGCCGGAGCTACTTTAGGAACTGACTTTTTAGCTTCTACTCACGGAGACGCATACGAAGTAGGACAAGAATTAAACATTAGAGATGAACGAGGTTAAAATGGACGAAAAAATATTACAAGATTTACACAACGCCGTTGCTAACGAGCTACTTCATAGAGTTGTGTCAGGAGAATGCCAAGCATCTGATTTAAATGTTGCTCGTCAATTCCTAAAAGATAATGGAATAGAAGCAGGAACAAAACAAAGTGAGCCTATGGCAAACTTAGCAAAGATATTACCATTCAATGTAAACGCTGAAACAGCTTAATAAAGGATAAATCATGCAATCAATGGAAGAGATCACCGTCCTAATAAAGGATGTGGGCTTTCCTATTGCCGCTGCTATGGGAGCCGGGGCTGCTGTATGGCTAATGATTTCATGGTTAAAGTCTAGTCTTGTTTCTAAACTTGAAGCAAATAACGCCATGATAATAAAACTTATCGACAGATGCCGTGCGTTAGACAATTCTATAGTAAGATTAGAATTACTTATGAGATTGATGAACGACTTGCCTCCCGATTGGGAACGCACAGGAAAATTAGATCCAGAGGATCGTAGGAAGGATTGATTGTGAAGAAAAAATTAACTAAAAGACAACAGACTACGATGCAAAAACATAGTAAGCATCACTCCAAAGACCACATGAAATTCATGCGACAGCGAATGATGATTGGTGATTCATTTAGTTCTGCTCACAAAAAAGCTATGAAGAAAGTAGGGAAATAGCAATGGCTTATCATACAAAGAAAAAATCAGGTAAAAAATCAAAATCTAGTATGAAAATTAAATCTAAGAAAAAAGGTAAGTGTTAATGGCTAAACGTAAAATAGCAAAGCGAGACGCTTGTTACCACAAGGTAAAGTCTCGATACAAAAAATGGCCCTCGGCTTACGCTTCTGGTGCTTTAGTTAGATGCCGTAAAGTAGGGGCTGCTAACTGGGGGAATAAAAGTGGCAAAAAAAAGTAGCGAAGGCTTAAGAAAATGGTTTAGTAGAAACCGTGGTAAAGGCTGGATTGACTGCAAAACAGGAAAACCCTGTGGACGAAAGTCAGCTACTGGAGGAAGTAAACGTCCTTATCCTGCTTGCAGACCTACCAAAGCCCAATGCACAGCGGCTGCAAAAAGGAAAAAAGGCCCTGCAAGAATTAGTTGGAAAAAGAAAGGTAAGAAATAATGGCAAGCCCCGCAAAAGGAAAAGCAAGAGCTAAGATTGTACGCAATCCTAAGACAGGGCGTAAAAGAAAAGTAAGCTACGGACAAGCAGGTAAAGCTAAAGGCGGAGGCCCTAGGGTACGCCCCGGAACTAGCAAAGGTGATTCGTATTGTGCTAGATCACTAGGGCAAATGAAGAAACACCCAAAGGCTGCTAAAGATCCAAACAGTCCGTTGCGTCTTTCCAGAAAACGATGGAAGTGTTCTGGAGCCAAATCACGAAAATCTTAATATGACCAATCCTCTACACGACTTTAGAAACTTTTTATTTTTAGCTTGGGATCACCTTAAACTTCCTGAGCCTACTCCTATTCAATACGACATTGCTGAGTATGTACAGAATGGCCCTAAGAGAAGAGTCATTGAAGCCTTCCGAGGCGTGGGTAAATCTTGGATTACCTCGGCGTATGTATGTCACCAGTTGTTGCTGAATCCTGATAAAAATATCTTGGTGGTATCTGGTTCTAAACAAAGAGCCGATGACTTCAGTACTTTTACTCTAAGACTTATCTCAGATATGCCGGTGTTGCAACACTTGAAACCATCGGACTCACAGAGAAATAGTAAGATTGCTTTTGATGTTGCTCTTGCTGGGGCAAGTCACGCTCCTTCAGTAGTAAGTAAGGGAATCTTCTCACAGATTACAGGATCTCGAGCTGACTTAATTATCGCAGACGACGTAGAATCTTTGAACAACTCAGCAACTCAGACCATGAGAGACAAAATATCCGAGGCTATTAAGGAGTTTGATGCGGTACTTAAGCCCAATGGAGAGATTGTAGTACTCGGAACACCCCAAACAGAGGCCAGTTTGTACTCAGTTTTACCCGAAAGAGGGTTCAATGTACGTATTTGGCCTGCTAAGTTTCCTAAAAAGACACAAAGAACTGGATATGGGAACGCTTTAGCACCATATATTAGTTCTAGAATAGAAGAAGACGAAGAATTAGTAGGGAAACCTACAGATCCTAAGCGATTCGATGAGACAGACCTTATGGAACGTGAGGCTTCCTATGGACGTACTGGGTTTAACCTCCAGTTTATGCTCGATACTAGCCTTGCTGATGCTGATCGGTACCCTTTGAAGCTCTCAGATTTAATAGTTATGTCTTTGAATCCTTTACAAGGCCCTGAGAAGCCTATATGGGGAGCTTCAGCAGAGAACATGATTCAAGACCTGCCTAATGTTGGGATGGCTGGAGACAGATTCTACGGGCCTTTAACGCTGGCTGGTGGAGCTTGGGCTGACTACACAGGTTCTGTGATGGCTATTGACCCTTCAGGACGTGGGGCTGATGAGACTTCCTATGCTGTTGTCAAGATGTTGAATGGATTCTTGTTTGTTACAGATGCTGGAGGACTCTCAGGAGGTTACTCAGAAGACGTGTTAAAAAGGCTGGCTATGATTGCTAAGGAACAAGAGGTAAATTTGATTCGTATCGAGGCTAACTTTGGTGATGGCATGTTTACCCAACTCATGAAGCCTGTGTTAAGCAAAATATACCGAGTGTCTACCGAAGAAGTAAAACACAGTATCCAAAAGGAACGACGAATCATAGATACCTTAGAGCCTCCTATGACTGCTCATAAACTTGTGATTGATCGGAAAGTAATAGAGAAAGACTTCGATTCAACTAGGCATCTCCCGCCAGACAAGGCTATTCGATACCAACTTATGTACCAAATGTCTAGGATCACAAGAGTAAAAGGCTCATTAGCTCACGATGACCGTCTAGATGTACTAGCAATGGCGGTGAGTTACTGGACAGAACAGATGGCTCAGGATGCTGACGATCAAATGAAAAGACGAAAAGAAGAAGCCTTTAGGTCTGAACTTGATAAGTTTATGGATAATGCTATTGGTACTAAACCTAAACCTCCTTCTTGGATATAGACGAATAGGGTTACTATAGGTGAAGCCTCCTAGGATACTAGGAACCTCACTTAGAAAAGAGAAGAGAAACAGTAAGGATTAACCTAGGATACCTAAGAAGGAGAAAGTATGGATCCCCAAGAAAACAAATGTTGTGAGAACCCTCAAGACTGCTCAGAGTGCTTAGATAAACCGGAGGGGTGCTGTGCCAAGGAAAGAACCTAGAAATTACCGTAAAGAGTACGATGAGTACCACGGAACTTTGAAACAACGAAAGAACCGAGCTTTACGAAACAAAGCCAGAAGACTCATGGAATCTAAAGGTAGAGTTTCTAAGGGTGACGGGAAAGAAGTAGATCATAAAAAACCCCTGAGCAAAGGGGGAACCAATGGTCGTAAGAATTTAACGATAAAATCTAGGACTGCTAATAGACGAAAAGGATCTAAATGATGATATTAGTGCAAGTAGAATGGTTGGATATCACAAGTCACGATGGTGCTTGGTTGGATATAAAGGAAGCTGAAGAGTATGCTCCTACTCCTATGAAGACTGTAGGGTTTCTTTTGAAAGAAGATCCTGAGTATATCGTTGTTGTTTCTACTATTGCCGACTCATTAGATTCCGTGGGGTCTACCAATGCTATACCCCGAGGGTGCATCCAGAGTGTAACTAAGTTACTCCGGGAAAATGCTCCTCAAATGTTTTGACAAAAAAATCTGAGAACCTAAGAAAGGGATATCAGTCGCAGGATTACCCCCGTGGGGGGTGGTCTTGCCTAGCCTAACACGTCACACAATGCGACACGGGAGGCGTGTATGCTCTTTATTCCTCGGCATTCTGAGGGATACTACAACCCTCTTACGCGTCGAATCCCTAAGCCTCGATCCTAGGGCGGCTGTCCGTCCTTCGGTT